CAGGGAATTGTTTTTTTAATTCAGCTATAGTTATTGATTTAATTTCTCCGGCGTAATATATATCTTCAAAATTAGGATCTTCTGTATATGAATAAACCAGATTAGCTGGATCAACGTATTCAATTTTTATACCTTCAGTAGGGTCAAATCTAGTTTTTGCAGCAGTAATACCTATTACAGTTAAATCACTAGCTATCCTTTTCTTTATTTCATCGTACTTGTTAGCGGCTAAAACATTTGATATAACTTCTTCTTCGGCTATTTCAATGCTTTGCTTATAGTTGAGTTGCATGTGCAAATCTAGTTCATCCTTGTTCTCAGGTAATCCAGCTATATCGCCTGTAGAAGACAAGTCAATATCCATTTGCTGCTTCATATTTACTAAGGCAGCTTTAGTAGCTATATCTTTTTCTATAGCTTTAGCATAATCTGTTTTAACTTTTACAGAAAAAGGATCTTGCGCGTAGGTGGTTATATCGTAAGATTTATTAGACATACCGTTAACAACTATATCAACAAATTTTGATATAACAGGAACTGGCTTCCAGTCTAAATTAAGATAAGACAAATCACCATTTATAGATAATTCATCTTTATACTTTTGAATACTTTGCTCTCCTCTAGCATACTGCCTGAGTTGGTGAAAGCTGTTATAACTTTGTGTATATCTATTACCAGATCGACCTCCTTGAAACCATTCTTGCTCGATAGCCTGCGCAACTTGCATACCATATTCGTAGCTTGATTTTTCTTCGTCGCTAACTACTTGGCTAGGAAATGAACTGTTACTATTAGTCTGTATTCTCATTTATTGTATCATTTTTGATGATGCGCCTTTATTGTCGTATTTCTTTATACCTAAATTTATACTCCTGTATTCTTTCTTAGCTGATGGTACGTATCTATTCTTGTTACACGCCATTAAAGCTAATCCAGAACTTATAGATGCATCATGCTTTGTTCTATTGTTTATATTAAACCTTGCCCAGTCTTCTAATGTTCTTTGAAAATACATATCACCATAACCCCCATCGGTTTTACCAATACTAGTATTTATATATGTTTCTATAGCTGCTGCGTGAGCTTGCTTTATATCTTCACTAGAGTTAGGTATTCCACCTATTTCTCTTTCTGTTATTGATAACTTGTTCCAAGCTTTATCAGGTCGATTCATAGAGTAACCCCTATAGCCTCTTCTTTTAAAATGATACAGTAATCTAGGTTTGTTGTTTTCACATAATATTGGCATACCGTAAAATACGCAAGCCATCAATACATCTTCAAAAAATATTTCAGCAGTTTGAGGTCTAGCTATATATTCTAAAAAGAAATGATTAGGAGGTACGTCCTCCATACTAAACTTAGTTAAACCATGTAAAGATCCGTTAGACCCTCTTCCATCAACTGTACCTGATATATCATAACTGTCACAACCAAATGCTCCACAGTGTTCGTTTGCTGGATACTTACTTCCATTCCTTACTATTACGCGGTTTTGTAAATTAACAGGCGGAACCCAAGATATTTTAAACCTACCGTCTTTATTTGGTATAAATATAACGCTTGAATCTAATTTGCCATCTTGCCATTGAAAACTACCTGTAGTAACTATCGCTGTATTTCTAAGGTCTGCATTGTAATCTATTTGCTCGTATATTTTCGTCAGGTTAAATAAAGACTCTTTTGCTTCGTCTCTGAATGCATGCTCTTCAGTTCTTGGAAATTGTCTATAAAATTCATTCAACCCGTCTTGGTCATCTTTTAATCCTTCTACTTCATTCTTCCAAAACTCTATAACACCTAATGTTATCTTATCTCCGAATACATCTAAAACTTCTTTTTTGGGTGTATCGAATACAGGAAACCCATAAGAATCAATGTATCCCTCGTAGTTCCATTCCATAGGTATGAACAAAGAATAGAGTCCTGAGCTAGTCTGCCCGTTGCGGTTTCTCTTTGTAACGTCTGATCCATGGTATAGTTTTTTAAAGTTTTCACCACCTTTATCTAAAGCATTTGATGTTGAACCCATCATACACTTTCCAATAATTCTAGAACCTAATCTTAACGTTGTTTTGGTAACCCTCCAGTTGTTGAGGATGTTGTTCGGCCTTTCCCACTTACCGCTCTCATCGTGGACGAGTAGTTTGAGTTTCTCCCCATCATAGGCGTTATCGCCCGTGTTTTTCCAGTCAATCGTGGTATCAAGACCCGTGAGCGTTTCCGTTTGTACTTTCGAATCGAGTCCTCTACGGGTAAGCTTGGATGCGGGTACACGATAGGCAAGTTCGGTTTTGGGCCTGTCCATTCCGTCCTGAATCGGTTTAAAGAAAAACGGGTAGTTAACACTAATGGGTACAACTTTATCTGTGAACATCTTCTTCGCATCGGCTCCAGATTTGGACAAAATCCCAAACCGTGAATCGCTTGATATGGTTGCCATGTTAACAGCCTCCCCTGACGCCATGAATGAAAAGCCTGAACGTCTGTTCTTGAGATATGACATACCATAACATCTTTTGTCTGCTTTGCAAGCCTCCCAGAATAAATAGAATAATCTATTGGACTCTCTAAAATCTGGCTTCCCAATATCAATTTTGGACCATTGCAAGTACATGTACTGAGTACCAGTAATATAAGTAGGCTTGTCTTTGTTAAAAAACCAATAACCTTTTTCACGCCTTTGAAATTCTTCTTCAATATAATCATACCATTCTTCTTTAAATTGTTCAGAGTAATTCTTCCAATCAAAAACAGTTTTAATATTTTTTAATTCTTTGGGATACTCAGCAGCCACCCATTTGTTACCTTCACTTTTAACTACGTTAGTAGCTTTAGGTAAGGCTATTACTAGATTTTGTATTTCATAAATCTCCCCAATTTCACCGGTCTTACTAATAACCACCATTTCATGATCTTCATCATAACCGTATTTCCATTTCTTAAATTTATTATTTCTATTTAAGATCTTGGGTTTAACGTGGTCAGGTAGAATTTTGTATAATGACTGCTCGTACATTATTTAGATCTACCTTCAGCGAATCCTTTAAAAGCTTTTTCTTCTTTAGCTCCTTTAGGTTTCTCGTTAAGAATATTATCTTCTTCATCTATACGTTTAAGTATTTCAAAAGCATCAAATATTGCTAATTTTTTAGTAGCAGCGGCATTTTTAAGTTTGTCTGCTGTTAAATCATCATCTGAATCTACAATAAGTTCTTTAGCTACTTTAACTAGTTCCGCTATCGCGATGTGCCCAGCTTGGATTATACTCAACTTGGTTTCCTTGGTGTTCATATTTGATTACAATATCATTAGATTTCATACAGAAAACCCTCTGCTCATCAACGATAAAATCCCATTCACTGTTAGGAGTAAATCCTACAACGTCACCTGGGTTAATATTAAGCGCTTTTAAGGAGTTATTACCATACTTTAGTATACCAATAAGCTTTTGCTCTTTATCGTTCGTTAGAATGTCTTCATTTTTTAGAGGCATTACAAAGCATCTGTCTCCAAATGATTTCCAATCCTCTGTATTTTTATACAAATATATTTGGTCTACAGCACAGAAATATAAATCATCTTTAAAGTATGACCTACTATTTTTCTTTACACCTTTCATGTCATAGAATACTCTAAAAACATTGTGATGTATTAGCACTATATCTCCTTTTTGTATACTTGTTTTGAATGCTTTTGGTGTTTCCACTACAACGGCTAAGTTGTTAACAGATTTAAAACTTTCTATCTTAGTATTTAAAACTAAAGTTTTGTCACCAATCTTTATCTCGTTTTCATATCTATCACCAAGAGGTTTGATGATGAAGTCGTACAAGCTCTTCATTAATACTCTAAATCGTATTCAACAGATATTGCCATGTTAGAATTAAATTTCTTCCATGGCATTACCTCATCTTCTTTTTTAATGTATATACTGTAAGAGTTTGATTTTTGATCGTGTAGTATAGCTGTAATAGTATGTCCACCATAAACGTTCTGCCCAACTGCATAATGCATGGCATCGTTCTTATAGTCAGAACCTATACTGATCTTTCTTACAATAGAGCTCATTACACTTTTTCCATAACAGGTTGAGCTTCATTTTTTTCAACAATAGTATAAC